CCCTGTTAACTCTGTTCCTGACGTTGTTAGGAATATCAATAATAGTTTTAGGCGACAGGATCAGATATCTGTATCGGAAGGTGGCGAAGGGTTTCCGTTTGCTCCTATCATCGCGGATGCAGAAGCAGGATTCGGAGGAGTCTTAAATGCTTACGAACTGGCACGAAATCTTATTGAGGCAGGGGCAGCGGGTGTCCACTTCGAAGACCAAGTCTCCTCAGAAAAAAAGTGCGGACACCTCGGAGGAAAAGTCCTCATCCCAACCTCCCAAGCGATTCGTAATCTTAATGCTGCTCGTCTCGCTAGTGATGTTGCTGGGACCGACACTGTTGTTATTGCTAGAACGGACGCAGAATCTGCCAAGTTCCTTGCGACCGATGTCGACGATCTTGACCGTAAATTCCTCACCGGAGATCGTTCACCAGAAGGATTCTACTCCATCCAAGAAGGACGAGGACTCGAGTTCGGATGCGAACGAGGGCAACGATACGCAGAATATGCAGACCTCGTCTGGTGCGAAACCTCAAAACCGTGTCTCAAAGAAGCCAGGCGTTTCGCTGATTCAGTAAAGGGTGCTGTCCCTGACGCAATGCTCGCATACAACTGTTCGCCTTCGTTTAACTGGCGCAAGAGTATCCCAGGAGATCAAGAACTTGCTGACTTCCAGTGGGAGTTGGGTAAGATGGGGTTCAAGTTTCAGTTTATCACGCTCGCTGGTTTTCATGCTACGAATCATGCAGTGTTTCAGTTCGCTCGTTCATACAAGAAGCATGGTATGCTGGCATACTCTTGGTTACAGGAGGAGGAGTTCGCCGCCGAGCAGTTTGGATACACTAGCACCAAACACCAGCGCGAAGTGGGCGTTGGATATTTTGATGTGATCACCGAGGCACTTGGTAGTTCTACCGCTGCCTTGTCAGGTTCAACTGAAGCGGAGCAGTTTTAATGAAGACGATTGGTTTTTGGATCTATGACCTATACAATTTCTTTTTTAGTTTGAAGGTCAACCCACTCAGACACATCCCTAATGCATTCACGCAGTACATACTGATGTTCTATCTGTCAGTTATGTGGACTGTTGTGTTCACACTTTGGACAGGATACTCTATCTATTTTGGTATCGGTAGTGTAGGAGGACACCTGCTTGTTATCAGTGCGTTCTTCATTACTGCTCTGACTTTTCAAGATGCTGAGAAGAACGGACACTTGTGGGTCAAGCGTGTAGAGAAAGATGTCACCAAAAATAAATGTGTATGGGACTTGGAGAAAGAAGGTTGAGAGACTGGTTTGCTAGATCAATGACGAAGTTCTTTCGGTTCTTCGCCGATACGTTCTTTGCTAAACGATACGGACACCGTGCGGTAGTGTTAGAAACTATCGCTGGTGTTCCTGGCATGGTTGCTGGTATGTTGATTCATCTAAAAAGTTTGCGTCAACACAAGCGAGGGTATGGTCCACAGATCAGAGAGTTGCTCGCAGAGGCAGAGAACGAGCGTATGCATCTGATGTTCTTCATTGAGATTGCGAAACCTAATTGGTTTGAGAAGTTATTGATAATGATAGCACAGTTTATCTTCTGGCACTTCTATCTTGTATTTTATATCTTCGCCCCGAACACTGCACACAAAATGATTGCATACTTTGAGGAAGAAGCAGTACGATCGTACACTGAGTATCTTGAGTTAATCACATCAGGTCAGATTGAGAATGCACCTGCCCCATCACTTGCTATCGAATATTATAGTATGTCGGACGAGGCAACTTTATGGGACATGATCTGGCATGTTCGCAATGATGAGGAAAAGCATTCTAAAGTTAATCATAAAATGGCGGGTTTTTAAATGAAAGAAAAACTATTGAAAGCAGTAAGAGCAAAGCATCTAGCAGTGATGGAAGAAGCACTAGTTAATATTGATGTGTACGAAAAAGCAGTGGGTATCGGTGAACACCCCGACCTTGTTGGTGCAGTCGAAGAACAGGTCGACAAGTATGTCCATGCACTTGAGATGGTTGAAGGTGTTGATAAAATTCTAGACTCATGATGAGCAAATTACCTGACGAAGCAGGAGATAATCGCACTGTTACTTCTATGCGTTATAACCCACCTGATTGGTGGTTGTCCAAGTTAAACTTCCAAGGAAATTATTTTTTTCATGGTATTATCAAACTGTGTAATGCTGTTGCCAAAAATAAAAACCAGAAATTAAGCATGATAGAAATAGGTACTTGGGCAGGAGAGTCAACCTCCATATTTGCTATGTCTGGTTTTTTCAACAACATCGAAACTATAGATCCATGGACACCATGGGACAATGAGTTCTATAATAAATTGAAGTCAGAGTTTGAAATGAATACAAGGCATTGGGACTACATTACTCATCATTCAGATTACAGTTACAACTGTGCTGATAAATTTGAAGACAAAGGTTATGACTTCGTTTACATTGATGGTGCGCATGATCAGGAATCAGTGAAGAAAGATATAGAATTATATCTACCAAAAGTAAAAGACGGTGGATATATTGGAGGTCATGATTACATGGTTGCAGAATTTGGTGTGGAAAAAGCAGTACATAAATTGCTGGGTAAACCAAGTGCAGTATTCAGGGATACGAGTTGGTTGATACAAGTCAAATAAGAGAGCAGTATGATCAAGAAGGGTACTTTATCATTGACGATTTCCTCGATGATGAAACCTATTCCAAGTTATTGGATGTCTGCGACACACTAGTTGCTAACCCCAAAGGATATGACTGGGCGTACAATGAAAACAATACTATGCAAAAAATGAGAGGTGCTTGTGCTAGAGTTCCTGAGTTCCTCTCCCTTGCCAGTCATCCTAAACTAACAGAGGCAGCGAGGGAGATTCTACCATACACCCTAGATGTGTATATCAGCAAATTTTTCCCAATGCAACCTAATGCTAGATCTACGTTAATGCATCAAGACAATTACTACATTCGTGAGCGTAACAACAACATGATATCATGCGCTGTTTACTTACAGGACACCACCAAAGAAAATGGATGTTTACGAGTAGTCCCTAAATCTCACATGACAGGTATACAACAACACACTAAACCTGACGGTGCTGTAAAAGATCTGTACTGGATAGATGAGGATAGTTTGGACAACATTGTTGACCTAGAAAGGAAAGCACCATATGCTGTTTTCTTTCATCCGAATTTAATTCATGGTTGTTACATAAATAAGTCCAAAGGCACAAGATACAGTCTTGCTTGGGAATATATTGCCGCCAAAGAAAAAATATTTCACGGGGCAACAAATACTATAGATTACGACAGGACCAGAATATGAAGCAGAAGTTTAAGAAAGCATTCATGGAAGTTGCACACACCTTTGCTGACCTGAGTCACGCAAAGAAACTCAAGGTCGGTGCCATAGTGGTCAAGGACGAACGTATTATCAGCATAGGGTACAATGGGACCCCTACTGGTTGGGATAACGAGTGCGAAGCACCTGAGTGGTCTGAGGGCGACTGGGAACCAGATCTGTCCTATCGCACCAAACCTGAAGTAATCCATGCTGAGGAAAATGCTATAGCAAAGATAGCGAGGAGCAGTGAGAGTAGCGAGGGTGCTGCCCTGTTCTGTACTCACACCCCATGTATCGAGTGCGCCAAACTGATTTATCAGTCTGGTATCAAAGAAGTGTATGTCGCTAAGTCTTACAACGCCAGCGTTGGATCAGGACTAGAGTTCCTTAAGAAGAGCGGTGTCAACGTTGAGATAATGCTTGACATATGAAACGAATTATAGTACAATATGTGTATTGTTATTGAGGAGATAAATTATGCCACTGACTGAAGAACAACAACGATTGCTTGCCGAAGCAGATGCGATCCGTGAACAGCAACAGCAAGAGCAACAACAAGAGCAGCAGATGCTGTTCCCTACTGACCCAGAATACTTTAAGGAAAAACCTGTATTCGGTATTGTCGGTCATGGTTTCGTGGGCAAGGCAGTTGAACGAGCACTGCACCCTGAACTTGAACGGTTCCTGGTAGATCCAATATACAAAACCAATATTGATCAACTAATTGAGGCGAGACCAGTTCTCACATATGTGTGTACACCAACACCAGTCCTTGGCAACGGTCGCATTGATGCTGCTGACACTGTTGATGCTGTCTTAAAGTTGATCCGACTGACTAAATCAGCAGTGATTCTGAAGTCAACTGTTACGCCTGATATCATCGGTAAGATCATTCGAGCAGTAGAACAAGCGGAAGCAGCACATCGCTTCATTTATGCTCCGGAGTTTTTGACTGAGAAAAATGCTGACTTTGAGTATTGTAATCCTACCTATCTTGTGTTCGGTGGCATGCAATCAACCGTTGGGCAATACATGGAGTTCTTAGCAAACAACACTTTCTGTAAGATGAAAAGAGATACAACAGTGCATGTGGTTCATCCCATGGAGGCATCATTCATAAAATATGCAATCAACAGTTTCTTGGCAATGAAAGTCACTTTCTTAAATCAGTTGGTCGATGCCATGGGAGACGAAGTAGAGCATGGTATCAATCCGTTACAGGTGTTGCGTTCTCTATCAGATGAACCAAGACTTGGTAGTTCGCACTGGCGTGTTCCTGGTCCTGATGGTAAGAAAGGATTTGGTGGTGCATGCTTCCCGAAAGATATCTCGGCATTGGTAAATTACACCAATAAAATGAGTTTGATGGAGGAAGTGCTTTCTCTTAATAACGATATGCGTTCGGAGTATGATTTGGATGAACGCGAGAAGGTTGCCAATGTAACCTTTAAAGCAGACGATGTTAACATTATCACAGAAGAGGATGTCCTGGATACAACAGGACAAATAGATATGTTCGACGAGGATGCAGCATGAAACATGTAGAGTTTCGTAATTTTAACAAATACGCTGATGGTAATGGAGTACTGAGTGAAGATGTTGAGGGAATAGCAGGACTTCATTGGCTTGTTGTTGATTATCATGGTTGGGGTGGTATGCTTAAAGAGTGGCGTCAACACTCAACTGCTTGGATGGCGAAGGTCAGTAACTTTGGAACAGTTGTTTCCGCTGGCGGTAACTGTGGTATGTACCCAAGATTTTATGGCGAATACTTTAACACAGTTTACTCCTTTGAACCAGACCCTGCTTGCTTTGACTGTTTACAGTTAAATTGCGATGGCGACAAATATATCTTAGATCAACGTGCACTGAGTAATACTGCCTCAACTGACAATTACTCATTGGAAAGAGTCCAGAATGACAATCGGGGTTCTATTAGACTGATTAAGGATAGCAATGGAGATGTAGAAACAGTTCGCCTTGACGATTTAAATTTGACTGAGTTAGACCTATTACATTTAGACTTGGAGGGGCATGAACCCAATGCTCTAGAAGGTGCCCTTGAAACCGTAACAGAATTCAACCCTGTCATAGTTATAGAGAGATCAATCTATCCAAAATCATATTTAAAAGCGACAAAAATTCTTCGTGATTGTGGGTACAAACCTTTTAGAAGCATTGATGAGTTCCCTGCCAAATCAGAACATAAGAGCACGAATAGAATAACCATGGATGCAATTTGGATTCCATAAAGGAGATTATATTATGAGCGTGATGGATAAATTAAAGAAGAACAGCAAGATTAAGGCAGCGGAAACGCTGTCTGATTCTAAGTTCTTCGTAGAGCGACCATTGATTGACACAGGTGTACCGATGGTCAACGTTGCTTTGAGTGGCGACATTGATGGTGGTTTGTCCTCTGGATTGACTGTGCTCGCTGGACCAAGTAAACACTTCAAGACTTCGTTCGCTTTGTTGATGGCAGCAGCATATCAGAAAGCGAAACCCGAGTCAGTCGTGTTATTCTATGATTCAGAGTTTGGTTCACCCCAAGCATACTTCAAGACGTTCGGTATCGACACCGACCGTGTACTGCATACTCCTATCGCTAACGTCGAGGAGTTGAAGTTTGACTTGATTTCTCAGTTGGAAGCACTTGAGGCAACCGACGATGTAGTAATCGTGATTGACTCTATCGGTAATCTAGCATCAAAGAAAGAACTTGAGGATGCTATCAATGAGAAGTCAGTCGCAGATATGTCAAGAGCAAAAGCATTGAAGGGTCTGTTCCGTATGGTTACGCCATACCTGACTATGAAAGATATCCCGATGCTTGCTATCAACCACACATACAAAGAGATTGGATTGTTCCCGAAAGATATCGTATCAGGCGGCACAGGTATTATGTACTCTGCTGATAATGTGTGGATCATTGGTCGTCGCCAGAACAAGACTGGTACTGAAGTCACTGGTTACGATTTCATAATCAACGTGGAGAAGTCGCGTTATGTTAGAGAGAAGTCAAAGGTTCCTGTCTCAGTTAGTTGGGAAGGTGGCATTGAGCGTTACTCTGGTCTTTTGGATGTCGCTCTTGCTGGTGGGTATGTTATTAAACCTAGCAACGGGTGGTATCAACTGGTTGATAAGAGCACTGGACAACTCGTTGGCAACAAGGTCAGAGAGAAAGACACAAGAGCAGATACTTTCTGGGAGTCGATCCTTACCGAATCTGACTTCAAAGAGTTCGTAAGAAAGTCCTATCAGATTGGCGGTGAGATTGAAGAACTAGAGTTGGATCTAGAAGATTGATACTTCCTGGCACCTACGACTTATACATTACCAATGTATGTAATCTGCATTGTAAAAATTGCAGTGTCCTTGATTGGAAAGGAAAACATACCATACATCATATGGATATGTCGGAGGTTGTCAGGATATTCGATAAGATCAAACGTCTCGGCATTGTGTTAGATGAGATAAAGATAGTTGGCGGTGAACCGACCTTACATAAACAGTTTCCTGAGATAATAGAATACATACTGAGTCAACCAACGCAAAAATCCCTGACAGTGATCAGCAATGGGTTGAACCTGACCGAGAAGGTCATAGAAACTTTGACCACAGTCGATAAGGTTATATTCTCAGTCTATCCTGGGATATCTGCTGAGGAAGAGATAAAACAGTCTGGTATTGAAGACAGACTAAAGGATGTAGAGTATTGGCACAATGATGAGTTTCAATATTTTGACGAACCATCCAAGGTTGTCAGGGTATTCGGCACCTCTCCTGCTAAAAATTGGAACAGGTGTTATCTCAAACATCGATGCCGCACCATAACTGACGATGGATTGTATCGCTGTGTAATAGCAATGAACAAGAGATCTGATATATGTGAGTGGAACGACGCTGAAGAATTATTACAGTACATGGAGAGTGATGTACCTCTGGAGGCATGCAGCGATTGTAGTTGGCCACCCGAACAAAAACCATGGAAGAGTTTGAAACCAGAGATAGATAGTAAAAATTACAACAAAGGTTTAGAACTGATAAGGAGTATAAATGTTTGAGTATCAATGTAAGATTGTCAAGGTAGTTGACGGTGATACAGTCGATGTTGATATTGATCTAGGATTCGATGTTGTCCTACGAGACCAACGGATTCGATTGTATGGTATAGACACGCCTGAGTCGCGCACTCGCGACAAAGAAGAAAAGAAATATGGACTGTATGCCAAGAACTATCTGAAGAACGCACTTGGTAAGACAGCTGTCATTCGCACCAAGAAAGATGGACGTGGTAAGTTCGGTCGCATCCTTGGCGAGTTTATGATTTACGACGGTGAGACTGACTCATATCGCAGCGTCAATGCCATGATGATTGAGAAGCACATCGGTGTAGAATACCACGGACAATCTAAAGACGAGATTGCCGAGCAACATATCAAGAACCGAGAGTTTATTGATGTCTGATACAGATAAAATTCTTGACAATATCATAGAACATAATCCTAAACTGGACGCGATCACTATTGTAGGGACTGAAGAATACGAATATGTTGATGCAGCAGAGCATGAGCATTATCTTATTCTACCTGACCCGATGGTAGACAGCGACCAGAGCGATACAGCATGGACCATGTTATTGTTACAAGATCCATACAAAGACTTCTTGGTTCGAGTGAGCGATATCATTACAGAGGGAGAGGACATTCAGTTTGATTGGGAACCTCTGTCTATACCTGAAGATGCTGATGAACCTGAAGACCATACTCACTTCTTAAATTATCTCACTGGGTGCATTGCCAATCACATGCATGAGTGCTGGTTGAATGGTGCTGTTGAGATGAGGGATGAGGATGGTAAATTGATCAAAGAAGTTTCGGAGGAGATAATCGTTGAACAGTGATATGCAAAATATGATACTGCGTTCGTTCTTTACTAACGAGGACTACATGCGCAAGGTTGTCCCATTCATGGACCCCAAATACTTTGAGGGAGTGGGTCAACAGCTGTTCAAAGAGTTCGCCAAGTATGTGGCAAAGTATAATGGCATCCCTTCTATTGATGCATTCAAGGTATCGCTACAGGAAAGCGAGGAGACGTTCTCTGAGGAAGCATTCAGGCATGCCATGGATATCCTGCCTGATCTGTTCCGCAAGGATGCTGACACTGACATTGACTGGTTAGTAAATAATACCGAAAAGTGGTGTCAAGACCGTGCTTTGTTCAATGCAGTCATGGAATCTATCTCTATCATTGATGGTAAACATAAGACTCTGACCAAGAACGCACTGCCTGATATCTTATCGAAGGCACTTGCTGTTACCTTTGACACTAACATCGGTCACGATTACTTACAGGACGTTGAAAGACGATATGACTTCTATCACACTGTCGAGGAGCGTATCCCCTTTGACCTTGACTATCTAAACAAAGTCACTAAAGGTGGATTGCCTAACAAGTCATTGAACATTATCCTTGCTGGTACAGGTGTGGGTAAGTCACTGTTCATGTGTCACTGTGCTGCATCAGCGTTGTCGCAAGGTAAGAACGTTCTGTATGTAACTATGGAAATGGCAGAGGAGCGCATCGCTGAACGTATCGATGCCAATCTGTTAGATGTGTCACTCGATCAGATCTCTACACTGTCCAAGGATATGTTCATCGGTAAGGTAGAGAAGATTGCTGAGAAAACACAGGGCACTCTGGTGATCAAGGAGTATCCTACATCACAGGCACACTCGGGTCACTTCCGTGCACTGATGAATGAACTAAAACTGAAGAAGAAGTTCGTGCCTGATATTGTATTCATCGACTATCTGAATATCTGCGCGTCCTCTCGTATCAAGTCTGTAGGCGGTGCAGTGAACTCATACACGTTTGTCAAGGCAATCGCCGAGGAGTTACGAGGTCTTGCTGTTGAGTTTAACCTGCCTATCATGTCAGCAACACAGACTACACGATCAGGTTATGGGTCATCCGATCCTGGTCTAGAGGATACGAGTGAGTCATTCGGTCTACCTGCTACCGCTGACCTGATGCTCGCGCTGGTGTCTAACGACGAACTCAACGCACTAAATCAAATCATGGTCAAGCAGTTGAAGAACAGATACAGCGACCCGAACATGCATAAACGATTCGTGATCGGTGTGGACAGGAGTAAAATGAAACTGTTTGACGTTGAAGATCCAGAGCATGAGTTGATAAATGACGTGGCATCTGGTAAAAAAATACCTGAAGAGGACATTCCTGCGTTCGATTTAACTAATGCGGGTAAGAAAATAAGTGCAGAGGGTTTTCAATTCAACTAAATAACTCTACAATTTCTTTCTCTAGGAACCCAACTAATGTTACAAGACGACGCAGAAGTTGAACTTCAGGTAGAGGTAGCAGTATTGAAAACTAAAATCGAACATATCGACGAGTCGATGCACGAACTGAAAGCGCAACTTGATGGTATTGAATCTCGTCTTGTACGAGTTGAGCGTATTACATACATGGTGCTCGGTGGTTTGGTTATCCTTCAGATATTACCAACCATTCAAGGGTTCCTTGGCGCTTAATATTGGATCCGCTGACGCATACACTCATTGCCACCTTATTGATAGCAGGAGCATATTACACAGGCAGATATCTAGGAGGAAGTGTAGGATTCCAATTAGGATATCAAGATGGTTCCGCTGAAGGTGGTATGAAAATAATTAAAATCCTACATGATGAAGGGACATTCGATCAAGAAGAACTTGAAGAAGCACTTGATCGGTGGATAATGAAGCATAGAGAACATTATGTAAATCGAGGTGATAAATTATGAAAGGCACTGTTGTAACTTTGGTAACACACATTGGAGAGATCATTGGTCAGGTAGAGGAAGAGACTACCGATACAATTGAACTCAAAGATCCACGCCTATTTGTCAATCAATCAGAGGGTGCAGGTCTTGCTCCTGGTATTTGTATGACAGGTATCA